GCTAGGTTGGCACAAGCCTACCCCGAATTGTATAAAGAATACTTACTAGAGGAGCAGGTTTCAGATGAGCGTATGGGTAAAAAGTGGCTTGATATTACTGGCAGCACTACTACTGGCAAGTTTGATACACGAACCGAAGGTTCCTATGTTATCCCACCAACCCATAATGACAGCAAGAACCAAGGCAACAATGGAGGAGAAGAGTGAGAACCGGAGAATCGCAAGAGAATATAGTAAAGCTCTCGGGTATACGAGAAAAGAAACTGCGTGCCTTATCACCTTATGGACCAGTGAAAGCAGGTTTGACCACCTTGCCGACAACAAACGAAGCTCGGCTTATGGAATTGCTCAACTCCTTAGAGAGCGTAGTGGATCGCCTGAACTTCAAGTCCTTCACGGTATACGATACATTGAACACCGCTATCGAGGGAGTGCGTGTCGCGCTCTTAGCTTCCACAACAGAAGAGGCTGGTACTGATACACTCTGACCGCTCCTCTCTCGGTAGCACAACTAGCCCTCACCGTTATACTTTCCGGTGGGGGTTAGTGCTTGTAATCGGTAGAGTAGAAGCCAGGTGCATTAAAGACTACAGTGGGAGCAGACCACTTGCGCCTAAACTCTGTATGGCAGTTGTCGCAGATGTATGTCTCCTCCGGTGCATTGATACTGCGCTCAATAGAACGCACATCACCGCACCCTGGACACTCATAGTCATATGTCATAGCTTAATAGCCTCCTCGATAGGCAGATAGCCTACTACCTTCTCGACCTTATCTACATTATCAAACTCTGTAGTCGCTGGCATCTGATGAGTATGCCACTGCGGTTCATCTATCTCTGTTAGATCAAAGGAGTAGATACCAAGTGGAGTACTGTTGATATAGAAGGGCAGCAGTTCACGATGGTATGCCTGCTCCATCAGCTTGCGATACTTCATCTGCTCTATAAGTAGCGTAGAATAATGGGTTTGGCGACACTTCAGTTCAATGAAGTGACCGGCCTTCTGTGAGTGGCAGTCGAAGGCATCATAGATACCAGGTGCTCGCTCTAAATCTGGGTAGAGATTAAACTTAAGGAAGTCAAAGAGCACCAGCTCATTCATCGCCAAGGACTCTGACCGCCTAGCCTATCCTGCAAGGCACGCAGGGCAAAGGTAATCCTGCGGTCTGCTGTAGATGTAGCACATTCTAGTAATTGTGCTACTTGTGCAAGGGTCATAGCCTGGTGGTATCGCCAGACCAGTATGTTCTGTGGCTCTGGTTCAAGGCCAAGGTAAGCCTTCTTAATATCAATTAGGATAGCAAGTAGGTTGCCACCTTCTGCCGGAGACGAAGAACCCTTGGGTCTGCCATCACGGATCATCTCTTGTGCCTGCTCAAGTACAGTGCCATCTATCACCGATGCAATTACATAGGGCAGTAGCTGTGCTAGGTTAGCAGTCTCATAGTAGGACTCATCAGAGATATGATAGCCAGACCTGATTGACTTCTCTTTGCGAGCATACCTTTCAGCAGCTCTAAACATCTGCCAACCAACACGCTGCTCGTTATGCTGGCGCTGTTTAATCTCCGGCTCTGATAACTGCTCATTCAAATATGCAGCACGAGATAGCGCCCATTTGATGCACTCTTGCTTGACATCGTCAAGGTCTACAAAGGCTTTGTACCTATTGTAGATGGTCTGTGCAACAGACGGCGCTATGTCATAGACGGATGGGTGTAGTTCAGTCACAGTCAGGTAGAACCAAATCCATAGTGTGCTGCAGGTTCAGTAACTTAATAGCAAGGAAGTCTATGTAGTTGCTGGCATCTGCCAGCTCTTCGATAAGTTCTCTGATGGTATCTGCTGGAGTAAAGGACTCGAACTTCTGCCCTTGGGCCAGTGAGTACTGACTATGGCCTACGTTCTTGACACGACCAGCACGAAGGGAAGCAAATGATTCGATGAATGATGTGAGATCTTCTGTTGATACACCGACTGCTCGGTAACCGACGACTGCAGGGTGGTCACTTAGCGGGTTTTCATTGGGCTTATGGTTATCGTTTCTTCTTCTATATTCATCTCCCTGATGTGAAAGCCCAAAGTATGCAAAATCTGTATCATCTGTAGCCATTCGCTCTTATCCATTCTGCTCTCCTACTAGCAAAGCTCGTGTTGCATCTGCACCATAGGCTAAGTAGTAGTCGTTTATGTCCATATTAGTAGGCAATGTTACTATAACTCCGTTTAATACCTCTTGCTGAACACGCTTACTAAAGTCTGCTCCTGGATTAGAGCCATCTTCCTTCGCATCGTTATCGCCCACAATGAATACACTCTCGTATCCGTTAAGTAACTTACTAAAGTGCGGCTTCCAAGCCTGCACTCCAGGGACTCCCACTGCAGGGATACCAAGTACACCGCTAGTAATGACTGTATCTAACTCACCTTCGCAGACCACAATGTAAGCACTGGCAAGTGTCACATCAACTACGTTATACAGGTGAGACTTCTGCCCAGTAGGGCTGCCATACTTAGGCTTGCCATCATCTAGCCTGCGAAACTTAAAGCCTACGCAGCCACCAAGTGCTGTGATGTAGGGGATGGATAGCCAACCGGACTGCATCTCGTGACCATTGATAGGATCAACGACTGTACCTAGCTGGAACTTGGCTGCTACAAGTTCAGATATCCCACGTTCGTTTAGCGCGACGAGAGTTTCTGGAGTTATTTCCTGTGCGTATCTCTGCGCCGCTTCTAGTTGCAATTTCGACTGCACGTTTGAGGCCATCATTAAACTCCAGATTCTCTATGAGGCAAACTATATTTGCGGCATTGCCTCCCTTGCCACAGGTAAAACAGAAGTACAGATTGTCATAGGTGTTAATGGAGGCAGACCTATGACTGTCATTGTGTAGTACACAACGCACCGATGCTCCATTACCTTCTCTTACTTCACCGCCATAGAAGGCAATGATTGGTGTTATGGGGATTGCGTTTGCATCAACGGCACCTTTGTATTTGCGTGTTTTACCCAGCCTGGACCAGTCTTGTGCTGACATACACACCCCTTAACGTTGCACTTCTCGTGCCAGTTTGCAGCACGCTTGAGATGACCTAGAGAGTTCTCCTCTCCAGCTTTACCGCAGTTGTCGCAGATCACCAGTCAAATCCCAATGCAAACTCAAGAAAAGGAACTGTGATAATAAGTTCTTTACGATGGTCTGCTTCGTCCGTAAACATAAAGTCAAACCTAAAGTCTGAATGACGCGATGAGTTATTAGTTATTTTCATTCCGCTACCTCACCTGGTACGTATTCTTCTACTGCCTCTTCTGCATCTGATTCAAGAATAGCTTGCGCTAACGCTTCATCGGCTGCTGTTGCAGGCTCTGTATCTTCTACAAAGATTTCGCTAGTGGTGATTACACCTTCTGGTACTGCCATTGTTGTTACTACCTTTCCCCATCTCTGGGATTGACTCATCGGTTTACCGCGTTGTGCGGTACGCCGTCTACTACGAAGAGGTCTGATGGTCGCTGCCATTGTTCTTCTCCTTTAACCATTGCTCTAAGTCTTGGACCACCCAAGCCTTCTCTATGCCAGCGTTGCGACGCTTAACTACAACATAATGCAGTGGCACTTCTCCGATACCACGAGCCTTAGCGTAGTTAAGCGCCTCAACTTCTGCTTGCCTCCAGAACTCCGGTAGGTCTAACCTTGCGGTGTTCTTGAGTTCTAGTATGTAGGTGCTTCCCGAGACAACACATACTAAATCACCTTCGTCATCCTTGCCTGCTAAGCGTAAGCGTTCAGCTAGCACACCAAGACTACGAAACCATTTCATTACATCTATCTCAAAGGCTGCACCCTTCGCCTTATTGTACTTCGGGTTGCTCATCTACGAGCACAACCTTATTAGTTTTGTAAACCATCTGACCTTCTTCATCCTTGACTATCTCAACCACACCGGATTGAATCAAAGCATTGAAGAAGTTAGCAAGATCAACCTTAAGGATAGCTACTTCTCTATCTAAATCACTCATTGTTCTATCTCATTTCCATACTCATCCATTGGTACATAGTTACTAGTGTAACCTGCCCTAGCGTCTCTTTGTAGCATTGCGCCATAAGCGTTTCCATCTGATATCTGGCAACAACCATAGCCCACATACAAGGTAGCAAAGTCTTTACCGTCTGCTGCGTGTGGACCAAACCTGTTCTTGACTACTGCTATCTTAAGTTCGCCCTGACTTGGGTTGTATCCAAGAGTTAGGATCAACGCTGGTAACTGGCTTACCTTACCGTGAATAGCACGACGGGCAGGTGGTTCAGTCGGACTTCCATACTCTGACTGCTCAGAGACGTGGTGCAGGACTAATACACAGGCTTCTGTCTTACGTGCCATATCGTGCAGTTCCATCATAATCGCACGTAAGCCTGCCCATTCATTATCAGTCTCTGCTGCCACGTTCATTAAGTTATCTATGACGATTAACTCTGGAGCAATTCCGTATAGCTCCACATACGCTCTGATTTCTAACTCGATATCATCGAGTGACGGACTAGAATCAAAGACCCACTTAATATGACCTA